CCGAAACGTACTTCAGCGTGAAGTCAAACTCGTGCTTCGCTTCATTCAGGTCGATGTACGCGCCATATTCGTTGGTAGCCGATGAAATATCCACAGGAACCGTGTAGTCGTTATAATGCACGCCCAAGAAAAGCTTGGCCACGTGTAGGGACGAACAAACAAATTCGATGCGAATTTCAATTCCTCCAGCCCACAAAGTGAACGGCAGCGTCCAATATTCCAAAGATGTTGGCACGTATGCTTGATCCTCTTCCCATTCTCCACTCAATAGCCGTGGCAGGGGCGAGATGTATTCTCCAATTAAGATGGTGTTAGTATCTTGCGTCTTCGACATGGTTACTCGTTTGAAAAAGTTCCATTGAGTTCGAAGAAACTGGAAAGTCATCTCGTCCTGTTTCGAACTAAACGTTGACACGGTTGCCAACGCGTGGGGCCCGGGTGATAGGGCCATTCGCTCCAGGCTGGTGACGTTTGTGCCGTGAGATAGATATCCCATCGCATTGCGCATCACTGGCGGGGGCTCCAATGTGTTGACAGGATTGTCTAGCATTGACCCCTTCAGCTGCATCCCGCCCAAGGCATCCGCTTTCGCATTTTGCGACAGCGTAACCTTTGCCGAATCTCGAAAGTTTTGATTGTACGTGAATATATTTCCTTGCTTTTCTGCGTTGACAGCAAGAGGCTTCCCACGTGGAACCTTGAACTCACAGTCGGTGTAACTGACCGTGATTGAAACGTCCACAGAGTTTGATGTTCCATCACCCACACGGAGCGGGTTAAAAACACGCAACTCAAACACGCCATACTGGTCGTTTCCGTCGTCGTTTTTCCACGGGTCGATATAATTCCGTGGCATCTGTCCACTAATCTCAAAATCCACAATGTTAGACAAAGCGGGGTCCAAGAAGAAGTGCGAAACAGATGTCTGCGCAGCTTTGTTTGAGGCAAAACGCGCCGTCGTCCGTTCTTTTCCAAGTGTCGGGGCAAAATATCCAATCAGTCGTCCTGCATGAAATTTGGTTCCGTTGACTTGAACTCTCAAAATAACTTTTCCTCGCCAAAAATGGAAAATCCGAAACACATGAGTGTTGATCGAATTGTTCGCCGATAGCAAATCAAAAGGCACAGACGCTCGATAAAGTAGTTGGTCTTCAGTGGCAGTCGTATTCCACGCAAGAGACGTAATAAAAGTCGGTTTTGCAACCATCTTCATCACGTCCCATCGCATGTCAGCCATTTGTCGATTTGCCGCTCCATCTGTCGAAATTTCCATAGGCCGGGAAACAGTTTCTGGCACACTTTGATTAGCATGCACAATTCCGCTCTCCTTCTCCTCGTTGGCCTCCGCATTCATCTCCCGTGGTTCCGCTGCAATGTTCATGCTCTGCTTCTCCGCTGTCAGTTGATATTCCGGTGGTGCAATCCCTGGACGCGTTGAGTAGAATCCTCTTTCACTCAAGCTCACAGGGATGTTGGTTCCATAAAACAGGAACGGCAGGTTTAGTTCTTTTCCAAACAACTCGTTGTAATACCCAAACGTGGGCAACATGCGAGGTTGTCTGATTCGTTCTTTCTTCGCCGCTTTGTCCAATGCTTTCTGGAGCACCAATCTATCTCGCTCATATCGTTCCTCTCCATAGAAGAACAAAAATCGCAATGCAGTTCCGCAATTCTCCAAAGTCATGGTGTATGGGTCTGGCCCATCCTTAATCCAATTGACCATCTCTTGAATGGTACCTTCCTCTAAACGAGGCCAATACCGTCCATTGATGACAGTCGTCGTGTTCTTCAAAAATGACATGGTCAGGATAGGCACAAGCGCCACATCATGCTTCTTCGTCTTGTCCGTTGGTGTGTAATCATGTCCCATTCTCCGATAATAATCGTCCAATGTCAGCATGTTAAAGAAGCCTTGCGCTTGCGGCGCTACAGCTATCTTGTGATCGTCTCCGAAATACACAGCGCGTGTGAATTCATGATAGAAACTCAGGTCCTTGTATTCTGGTGGTGCCAGT